CTGTTAGCTGTGAACTGAAGCTGTCTTGGCACAATAAGTTTCATACCTTGAATAGCTGTTCTTAAGCCTCTCTCATCTCTGAAATCAGCGATGTCGATTAATGCTTGCTCGAGTGAAGTTTCATTCAAGTCAGCGTCTGTTGCAAGTCTGTTGGACAAGAAACCACCTGTTTGAAGTGGGTGCTGTGTATTGATAAGTGATACACCGTCACCACCAGGATTTGTTCCTGCTGCACCAGCGGCAGCGAAAGCATCATTAAGAATTGCTGCAGCTTTTACTTGCTTTGTGTTTGCCATTGAACGAGCTAGCGCTCTTGTGTATCTCGCAGAGAGTCTGTCGTAAAGGTTGTCCTCTACAGCTTCCTCTGTGATTGAGAATGCAAGTGCTACTGTTTCGTGTGTATAGCGTGCTGTGAATGTTTCGTTAGCTGTATCGAAAGATACGCCTTCACCTTCTTGTTTGGTTGGGGCGGTTGCGAAACCTGCTAACATTACTTCTTCTTCAAATGCTCTGTCAGATGACTCAGCATCGAAGATCTCAGCGTGTTCATTGTCGTAACGTGAATATTCCAAGCCGAACAGAGCGTTCAAACCTGGCTCTAACTCTTTAACGAGTTGACTTCTAGATATAGCCATAGTTTAACCTCCTATATTCCTGCTGTGTTAGCACTGTATAAGTGCTTGTTTATTTTCACGATAATATTTGCGTTGTTAGCTGTTGTATCTTGATTTTCAGGATCTCCTGATAGACCAACAACTTTTACAGCTGTGTTTGCTCCTGTACCAAAAGTTGAAGAATTAACTTCTACCTTTGATGTTCCACTGTGTGAGGAACCTGCGGTGTACAGTAAGTTTGCTGTTGCGCCGATATCAGCGTTAGTGAATGAACCAGTTACTTGAATTTCAAATAACTGATCTGGATCATCAATCACGAAGGCTTTGATAATTCCATCGTCTGCTGTTGTGCCTGCTGTGTGAAAGTTTGCGAAAACGGGTTTCTTTGTTGTTGAATCTACATATTCGACTCCATTGAAAACACCTACCATTACATCAGCAACACCATTTGCAACTTCGAGAGAACCACCAGCAACCATCTCGACTGGATCACCCTGAAATATAGCGGTGTTATAGCCGTTAGCGATGAGGTACTGAGTTTGACCGTTTGTTGACGGACCAGAACCTGACATTCTTA